ACGAGCAAGTTGGTAGAAGACGAAGAGATGACTACACTGATGGCGCTGTTCGTATACCGGTAACCTCAGCAAACCCATAGGAGATAAATTATGGCAATATCGTCGGCAATTTGTACAAGTTTTAAACAAGAAATTTTAGTTGGAACACATAATTTCACTGCTTCTAGTGGTGATACTTTTAAAATAGCTTTGTATACAAGTTCTGCATCTTTAGGTGCCAGTACAACTGCTTATTCAACATCAAACGAAATTTCAAATACATCAGGATCTGCATATTCTGCAGGCGGTGCGACTCTTACAAGTGTAACACCAACAACTTCAGGAACAACTGCGCTTTGTGATTTTGCAGATGTAAGTTTTACAAGTGCATCTTTTACAGCTAATGGTGCTTTAATCTACAATGATGATCAATCTGACAAAGCTGTTGCAGTTATAGCTTTTGGCGCAGATAAAACTGTAACTAGTGGAACATTTACAATTCAATTTCCAACAGCAGACGCAAGTAACGCAATCATTCGTATAGCGTAGAGGGGGTAACGACATATGTCTGTTACTCAAACTTTTACAGTAACAGTAGTAGGTGGTAATCCTTCTAACCACCCCTATTACAATTTTGGGTCATCTAATAAATATGCTATTGACGGTTCAACGGCTACAGCAGATGTAACTTTATCCTTAGTAGAAGGTGGAACTTATCGTTTTGATCAAAGTGATTCTTCAAATTTAAATCACCCTTTAAGATTTTCTACTACACCAAACGGAACACACTCTGGTGGAAGTGAATATACCACAGGTGTAACCACAAACGGTACTCCGGGTAACTCAGGAGCTTATACAGAAATTACAGTAGCTGACAACGCACCAACTTTATATTATTATTGCACTAATCACTCTGGTATGGGCTGGACAGCAAATACTGATGAGGTTTCAAAAATTTTTACGGTAACGGTTGTATATACACCCGGTGGTAATAAATATATTATTGATGGCACACAACAAGCAACAGTTGAATTAGTTGAAGGCGCAACTTTTAGATTTGATCAATCAGATAGTTCTAACTCTGGACATCCATTAAGACTTTCTACAACTAGTAATGGAACACATTCTGGAGGAAGTGAGTATACAACAGGTGTCACAACAAACGGCACACCTGGTTCATCAGGTGCTTATACACAAATTACTGTAGCAGCTTCTGCTCCAACTTTATATTATTATTGTACAAACCACTCTAATATGGGTGGTCAAGCAAATACACCTGACACCGATTTTTGGGGAGCAGGAAATTGGAGTGCTAATCTTTGGGGAATAAGTGAGGCTTTTACAACTGGTTGGGGCGCAAAACTATGGGATTCATCAGGTTCTTGGGGAGAAATGGGTGATGAAACAGTTTTTCCAACAGGAGTTTCTGCAACAACCGCAGTTGGTTCAGTAACTGTTAGCGCAGAAATAAATTCAGGTTGGGGTAGACAAGCTTGGAATGATGGTGGATGGGGTATTCAAGGAACAATATTATTAGAAGGTGTTTCTTCAACAGCAAGTGTTGGTTCAATAACACCTGCTGATGTCATGGGTTTAACTGGAGTTTCTTCAACTTCAAGCGTAGGTTCTCCAACAATAATAAGTAGTCCGACAGTTGCAATAACAGGAGTCTCAGCAACTGTAAGTGTAGGTTCAATAACTTTAGCGGATGAAACAATAGGTTTAGCAGGTCAAGCTGCAACATCTGCAGTAGGTTCAATAACACCTACTGATGTCATGGGTTTAACTGGAGTATCGTCAACAGTTTCAATTGGTGAGGTAGAAACCCCTGGAGACTCTACTACTATTCCAACTGGAGTTGCTGCAACATCTGCAGTGGGTTCAGTAGCAGTTATTGAAGCAATTGGAGTAACAGGTTTATCTGCAACATCTGCAGTAGGTTCAATAACACCTGCTGATGTAATTGGAATAACTGGATTAGAAGCGACTGCTTCCGTAGCAGCGTTTGGAACTGCCACAGGCTTTGGAATTCAAGCTTATTCAAGCGTTGACACTGGTTCAAATTCATCGTATACAAATGTTGCAACTGGATCAAATACAAGTTATACTGACGCTGCATAGGAGATAAAATATGGCATCAACATACACCCCATTAGGGATAGAACTTCAGGCAACTGGTGAAAATGCTGGTACATGGGGTACAAAAACAAATACTAATTTACAAATTATTGAACAAATTTCAGGTGGTTATTCCGCACAATCAATAGCAGGTGGTGCACAAACTACAGCTTTATCTGTTTCTGATGGATCAACAGGAGCTGTGATGTCTCACAGAATGATTGAATTTACTGGAACTATCACAGGAAATCAAATAGTCACTATTCCTTTAGATGCACAAAACTTTTATTTTTTAAGAAATTCAACATCAGGTGCTTACACAGTTCAATTTAAATATACTTCTGGATCAGGAGATACTTTTACTTTTGGAACAACTGACAAGGGTGATCAACTGGTATTTGCTACAGGAAACGATGGAACTAACCCAGATATCTATACTTTAGGATTTGGTGATGGTGATGTGACACTTACAGGAACTCAAACTTTAACAAATAAAACTTTAACTTCACCTAAAATTGGAACTTCTATTTTAGACACTAACGGAAATCAACTTGCTTTACTTACAGCTACAGGATCTGCAGTAAATGAATTTACAATAGCAAACGCAGCTACAGGCGGTGATCCAACATTATCAGCAACTGGTGATGATTCAAATATTGACATAGCTATTAAACCAAAAGGAACTGGAGAAACTGTTGTTGGTACAGGAGGAGCAACTGCAACTATAACTTCTAGCGGTGCTTACGATCTAGTTTTAGACACAAATTCAGGAACAAACTCTGGAACAATTACAATTACAGATGCAGCTAATGGAGATATAACTATAGCTCCTAATGGAACTGGAGTTGCTAAAGCAGTAGATGCTGGAGACAACACAGGTGCTATTAAAATCGCAGGTAAAGAAACTATTTGGGTTCCAGCAGTCGCTATGTATCCAAACACTACAAGTGGATGTGCAGATCTAGCTCAAGTTGAATTATCAAATGGTCCTGAAATTAAAACTTTAGATTTTGATAAAGATTCAGATGAATTTGCACAATTCGCTGTTGCTTTTCCAAAATCATGGAACGAGAGCACAATAACTTTTCAAGCATTTTTTACAGCAGACTCAACAAACACAGGGACTGTTTCATGGGGATTATCTGGTGTTGCGATTGCAGACAATGATAGTGTTAATACAGCTTTTGGTACACAAGTTGCACCAACAGCAAAAGCTCATAGTGGAACAGCGAACGATTTAGATGTCACAGCAGAAAGTGGTGCAGTAACTATTGCAGGTTCACCTAGCACAGATGAACAGGTATTTTTTCAAATATCAAGAGACGTGTCAGAAGATAGTTTAACAGCTGATGCAAAACTATTGGGTATCAAATTATTCTTTACTACTGACGCTGCGAACGACGCATAATAGGAATAGAATATGAAAAAAATAGACCCTAAACTTACATCTGGTAAGAGCACAAAAACTATCAGTAATAAAAAAGGTAAAAGTTTTGGATATCAAGTCTTAGGATTTGGATCGGGGGGTGCTTTAAAAAAATTTATAGTAGCATGCGGGGGATCTGTATCAACTTCTGGAAATTTTAAAATTCATCAATTTACAGGCCCTGGAACTTTTACAGTAACTTGTGCAGGTAATGCAGCAGGATCAACCGTTCTTGAATATTTAGTAGTAGCCGGTGGTGGAGGCGGAGGAACTTCTGGATGTGGAGGACGAGCAGGAGGCGGAGGCGCAGGCGGATATAGAGAATCATCTGGAGCAACCGCAGGATCTTACACTAGATCTCCTCTTGGTGCGTGTGTTAGTGGAATAACAGCTGCTGTTCAAGGTTATCCAATTACAGTTGGTGGTGGCGGAGGTGGAGGATCCGGTATGGCCGGTGGAGGCTCAGCAGGAAGTAATGGTGGTAATTCAATTTTTTCAACGATAACTTCTGCAGGCGGAGGTAGAGGTGGTGGACACCCTAACAGTGGTGCTCAAAACGGCGGCCCTGGTGGATCCGGTGGCGGCGGAGGTGGAGATGGACAACAAGTTGGTGGTCCAGGAACAGGAAATCAACCTCCAACAAGTCCCCCTCAAGGAACTCCAGGAAGTAGTGGTCCTGGAACTGGTGGTAGTGCAACACAACCTGCTAGCACAACTGGAGGTGGTACTTCTTGTATTACAGGATCTCCGGTTCGAAGAGCAGATGGAGCAGGTGGGGGAGGTGCTGGATCGGCTAACACCGGAGATGGTGGAGGCGGTAATAGACAACCAGGAAGTGGCGCTTCAGGTGGATCTGGTATAGTAATAATAAGGTATCAATTTCAATAATATGGCACACTTTGCAAAAATATCAGAAGAAAACGAAGTGCTTCAAGTTCTTTTTGTAGAAAATGAAGACGCTCCTAATGAAGCTGCAGGTCAAGCACATTTAGAGACTCACAATAATTGGCCCGCTAATTTATGGATTCAAACGTCTTATAACACCGTAAATAATACACACACATTAGGTGGAACACCTTTTAGAGGAAACTACGCATGTATAGGTTTTACTTGGGATGCTACAAATAATATTTTTTGGCAACCTAAACCTTTTGCCTCTTGGACAAAACATGTTGCATCTGCAACGTGGAGATCTCCACTAGGAGAACAACCTTCAATAACTTCAGAACAAAAAACACAAAACAGTGCAGGAACTCATGATTGGTATTACGTCTGGGACGAGTCTGCATATCAAAATGACAACACAACTGGTTGGGTATTGACAAACTCAAAAGCATAACTTATATTTTGTAGTGGTATGCAAAAGAAAGTATTAAGTGAACAAGCTATATATTATGGCGATGTTAAGATGCCGGAATATTGGGAGATTGATAGAAATAAACTATCTTTCGACACATTAGAATCAAAACTACTTGATTCAAAATTTCCATTTTCTAGAACTTGGGACAAGTTAAATACCTATATAATAGATTATGTACGTGTTAAATATAACATAACACTAGTTAATAAAAAAACTTGGGCTGATATTTATAAGCCCACAGAAACAACAAAACCATTATTAAACGTTGACCCAATAGACCTTCGAAACTCACCTGACTTTACATTGTTATATGGTTTGAAAGTTAAAGATTGCATGGTTAGAATATATTATGAAGATAACAGACGTAAAGGTAGATCTTGGGATATACCTTTAGTAAATAATAAATTTATTATGTTTCCTTCAACTAACGTCTATTACTTAACTAATAATCAAATAAGCGATTTAAATTTTGTACAAACTATAACGTATGAATATATATAAAAATTTTTTATTAAAAAAAGAATTTGATAGATTGAAAGATATTATAATGTCAGTAAATTTTCCTTGGTATTTTAATGAGTATGTAAATTATAAAAATGAAAAAGGAAATAATTTTCAATTTACATATTTGTTTTGTGACAGAGGAGAGAAAAATTGTATTGAACAACATTTTGAATTAATAGAGCCAGTTTTAAAAAAAGTTAATTTTAAAAAATTAAATAGAATAAAAGCTAATTTATTAACTAGAACTAGTAAAATAATTGAATATGGATATCATACAGATGTAAGGGAAAAAGGAACTACAGGTATTTTATATTTAGATAATTCCAATGGATATACAAAATTTAAAAATGGCAAAAAAATTAAAAGCGAAGAAAATAAATTTGTTGAATTTAACTCAACATTAAAACATACAGGATCTTCTTGTACTGATCAAAAAAGGAGAGTTGTAATAAACTTTAATTATCAATGAATTTAACAAATTATTATTGGTATTTTAGTGGTGTTCTTACACCTAAATTTTGTAATGAAGTAATAGCTTATGCTAATCAACAAAAAGAAGTAATGGCTAGAACAGGTGGATATCAGGACAAGGAATTAAATAAACAAGAGGTATTAAATTTAAAAAGAAAAAGAAACTCTGACTTAGTTTGGCTAAATGACACTTGGATATACAAAGAATTACATCCCTACGTGATGGAGGCAAACAAAAAAGCTGGTTGGAATTTTGAATGGGATTGGTCAGAGTCTTGTCAATTTACAAAATATAAATCTAATCAATACTACGATTGGCATTGTGATAGTTGGGATAAACCTTATGAAAAAGAAGGACCTGAAAAAGGTAAAATTAGAAAACTATCCATGACCTGTCAGTTGACAGACGGTTCAGAATATCAAGGTGGTGAATTAGAGTTTGATTTTAGAAACTATGACCCACATATGCGAGATGAGTCAAAACATAGAATACAATGCAAAGAGATATTACCAAAAGGGTCTATCATTGTGTTTCCTAGTTTTGTGTGGCATAGAGTTAAACCAATAACATCAGGCACGAGATATAGTCTCGTTGTTTGGCATTTAGGAAAACCGTTTAAATAAAGGAGAACAATGGATAAAAATAATTATTTTAATACACCTATTTGGTCAGAGCATAGACCAGAGTTTGTAAAATCTTTAAATAAAGCAAGCAATAAATATATTACCGATGCGCGTAAAAAAGAAAAAGCGTGGATAAAACAAAACGGTGATTTTGGAAGATCGTATCATTCAACGCCATTGCTACATGATAATGATTTTTTAGATTTTAGAAATTACATTGGTCAAATGTCCTGGGAATATTTAGATGAACAAGGTTATGACATGTCACAATACACGACTATATTTTCTGAAATGTGGGTTCAAGAGTTTTCTAAAAAAGGTGGTGGACACCACAATGCACACATACATTGGAATCAACATGTGTCAGGTTTTTATTTTTTAAAGTGTAGTGACAAGACATCTTTTCCCATCTTTCACGAACCAAGGACAGGAGCACGTGCAACTAAATTAAAGATGAAGCCAGGAATAACAGCCATACTACCGGGCACAGAACAAGTTCATTTTAAACCTACACCAGGAACACTAGTTATATTTCCAGGATTTTTAGAACATGAATATGCAGTTGACCATGGTATAGAACCTTTTAGATTTATACATTGGAACATACAGGCTGTTCCGAAAGAGATGGCTAAAGATGTTTGAGCCAATATTTAGTTCGTACTTGGATACAAATATTTTAAGTTGTAACTTAAAAGAAATTAAAAAAGATATTTTAAATCTTAAAAAAAATAGTAAAGGTGTTATTATAAGTAATAGAGGAGGTTGGCAAAGTGAAAGCACTAATAAAATAAGAAGTTCGTGTAATGAATTATTTTATCAAATTAACATATTAGTTGCAAACGTTGCTAAAAATTTAAACCTTTCTAAAGAAATAAAACTAGCTAATTATTGGTTTAATATTAACAATTTAAGTGATTTTAATGTTCCTCATTGTCATATATCAGGCAGTAATGATGTATCACGTAATCTAATAACAGGAGTCTTTTATGTAGATGTTCCTAAAAATAGTGGTGACTTAATATTTTTAAACGAAGATAAAACCGTACCAACAATCTATGATTTAAATGTAAATAAATACAACACATACACTTCCGCTGCTTGGACCTTACATCCCATAAATAATTTATGTGTTTTATTTCCTGCAAATTTAACTCACTATGTTGAACCTAATTTAAGTAAAAAAAATAGAATAAGTATTAGTTTTAATTATGCATTTTAAAAAAGACGGATATGTTATTATACGTAAAGCTATATCAAAAGATTTAGCGACTTTTATTGCTAATTATTTTAGGATGCAAAAACAAGTACATGATACTTGTAAAGAACATCGATATTTTTCACCATTTGAAAATATTCTTGGAACATATGAAACAGGCTCCGATGCACAGATACCTGATACGTATGCTCATTATGCAGATATTGCTATGGAAACTTTAATGTTAAAGTGTCAACCAGAAATGGAAAGGATAACAGGACTTAAATTATATCCTTCATATACCTATGCAAGAATGTATAAAAAAGGTGATGAATTAAAAAGACATAAAGATAGATTTTCTTGTGAGATATCAACTACCATGAATTTAGGTGGTGACAATTGGCCAATATATCTAGAACCATCTGGAGAAGTTGGTAAAAAAGGTGTTAGAGTAGATTTAAAACCAGGAGATATGTTGGTTTATTCTGGCTGTAAGCTAGAACATTGGAGAGAAAAATTTAAGGGCAAAGAATGCATTCAAGTTTTTTTGCATTATAACAATCGTAAAACCTCAGGGGCCAAGGAAAATATGTTTGACAGACGTCCACATTTAGGTCTTCCTAACTGGTTTAAAAAACGGTGATATAACTTTATGATGGAGGCAGTGGAATCCACCACATACCACCCACTGTCTCCTTCATATGGACTTTAAATAATTTATAATATATACTATCAAAAAAATTAAAAACTCTATATAAGTAGGGGTTATGCTACAGAAAATAGGATTTCAACCAGGTATTAATAAACAAATAACTCCCACAGGAGCAGAGGGCCAATGGGTTGATTGTGATAATGTTAGATTTAGATATCAAATACCTGAAAAAATAGGTGGTTGGAATCAACTAGGAACATTAAATGAAAACGAATTGACTGGAGCAGGTCGAGGGTTACATCATTTTATTAATAGTTTGTCTAGAAAATATGCTATCATAGGAACTAACAGAATACTTTATGCTTTTTCTGGAGGTGTGTTTTATGACATACACCCTATTCAAACCACTACTACGCTTACAGACGCATTCTCCACCACTAACGGATCAGCAACAGTGACTATAACTTTTAGTAGTGCACACGGTTTAGCACCTGGTGATATATTGCTAATGGATAATTTTACTACAATAACAAATTCAAACTTTGGTGCATCTGATTTTGACAATAAAAAATTTATGGTTGCAACCACACCAACAAACCTTACAGCTACAATAACAATGCCATCTAACGAGTCTGGATCTGGTGCAACAACATCAGGTGGTATTAGAATACAAAAATATTATACTGTAGGTCCAGCTGTGCAGGCAGAAGGTTTTGGTTGGGGTTTAGGATCGTGGGGAGGAGAAGCTGCAGGAGCTATTTCTACAACACTTAATGGAGCTTTAGGAGATAATGCATTTGGAACTGGTGGGTCAGGAACATCTATTACATTAACGAGCACAACAAACTTTCCTGACTCTGGCACAAATTTTATTCAAGTAGGCACAGAGGAAATATCATACACAGGTATTTCAGGTAATAACTTAACAGGTATAACAAGAGCAGTTAGAGGAACCACCAGAGCTGCTCACAGTGATGGAGCTAGTGTTAAAAATTCAAGTGATTATGTTGCATGGGGTGAAGCAGCATCAGGAGACTTAGTATTAGAACCGGGTATGTGGTCATTAGATAATTTTGGTGATAAGGCGATTTGTTTAATTCATGATGGTGCTGTTTTTTCTTGGGACTCTAGTTTATCTAATGCTACAGAAACAAGAGCAACAATTATATCTGGTGCACCAACTGCATCAAGACATATGTTAGTATCTACACCGGATAGACACTTAGTATTTTTTGGAACAGAAACAACTATCGGTGATCCAACAACACAAGATGATATGTTTATTAGATTTTCGGATCAAGAAGATATAAACACATATACACCAACAGCAACTAATACAGCTGGTACACAAAGACTGGCCGACGGATCACAGATCAGAGGAGCAATTAGAGGTCGTGATGCAATTTATATTTGGACTGATACAGCGTTATTTACACAACGTTTTGTTGGTCAACCTTTTACGTTTGCGTTTGCACAGGTTGGAACTAATTGTGGACTGGTCGGACAAAATGCATGTGTAGAAGTAGATGGTTCTGCATATTGGATGTCAGAGAATGGTTTTTTTAGATATGCAGGTAAGTTAGAATCATTACCTTGTTTAGTAGAGGACTTTGTTTATGATAATATAAATTTAGCGTCCGGTAATCAAATGGTATCAGCAGGATTAAATAATTTGTTTGGTGAAGTTATGTGGTTTTATCCAACAATAGGATCATCTGTAGTTAATAGACAAGTTACATATAACTACTTTGATTCATCGCCACAAAGACCTGTGTGGACAGTTGGAAGTTTAGCTAGAACAATGTGGCGTGATTCTGCTGTCTTTGGGCTACCACATGCGTTAGAATATGATGCATCAACGGACACATCTTTTGATGTTGTGGGCAACACAGAAGGTAGAACAAGTTACTACGAACATGAAACAGGGACCGATCAAAATAGAAATGGTACAATCACAGCCATAACAGCTAATATATTATCAGGAGATTTTGATATTACACAACAAAGAAGCGCTTTAGGTCAATCATCAGGTATAGCAACTTTTAGGGGAGATGGTGAATTTATAATGAAGATTAGAAGATTTATACCTGATTTTATATCACAAACAGGAACCACTAGAGTTACATTAGAACTAAGAAACTTTCCAAACGATTCATCTTCAAGCTCATCACTTGGGCCTTTTGATATAACTTCATCTACACAAAAAGTAGATACACGTGCAAGAGCAAGAGCTATTGCATTAAAAGTAGAAAACACGGGATCTAGTCAAGATTGGAGATTAGGAACGTTTAGATTAGACACACAACCAGACGGAAGAAGGTAATGGCAAAGATTGTACAAGTAATAACTAGACCATCAAGAAACTATGATGTGGAAACTGCAGAGGCACAGGTTAGAGATCTTGATGGGATTGTAGAAAAATTAAATTCAACGTTTCAAGAAGAATTAAAAGATGAAATTGAAGCGTTTAACTTTTTTATTAATTAATGGCTAATCAATTTAAATTTGTAGGAATAGACAATAGTACATCAGGAAGTGCACTTTCTCCTTTTGGATCTGGTAATCCTTTGGTAAGTGAAACGTATGTAATTAAATCTATATTGGTTACATCAGAAGGAACGCCTACAGTGACAGTCGTAAACAATAGTATTACAGCTATTAAATCAGCAGCTTTGACTGCTAACACTACAACAGAATTATTGACTCAACCTTTAGTGGTTGAAGGAGGTAATACCCTAACCGTGCAGTCAAGCAGCACAGATTCGTTTGATGTAGCGATTAGTTATTTAAATATCAAGAAAGAGGTAACGGTATAATGATGGAAATAAAGCCAGCAAAAGTAGAAACAACGTACAGACACAAGAAAACTGGAGAGCTTTTTAAGGAAAGAAAAGACTGGGAAAACAAGGGTTACAAACAAGAAGACATGGCTCAAGATGTAAATGTTATAATGCCAAGCCTTGATTTATTTAGTAAAACAAAATAGAATAGAACAATGGCCATTACAAGATCACAACAAGCAAGACAACTATATAGAATCGGAGGCTTCGGCGGACGAGCAAAAGAAGGTTCCGTTGAAAGACCTGGAGGTAGTTCTAATAGAGAAAGAGGTATAACCCAAAGAGGCACAGGACCTGGAGGAACTACAGGTAGAATAGACCGTCCACAAGCAGATCCTAGACCAGCTTTTGAAATGATAGGTGGTGAAAGAGTTAATGTAGGAGACACTCTTGGTAGACAAAGAGCTTTAGAAAGATCAAATGTTTTTCAACCTCCTAAAAGGTTTCAAGGTATAAGAAGTTTAGCTTCTAGATTTAACCCATTATCTTTTCTGTTAGGATTAGTAAATCCTGGTTTAGGTATAGCTTCTAGATTTTTTACTCAACAAGCACCAGAAACTTTACAAACATTTAAAGATTCTCCAACATTAGTAGATTTTTTTAAAAATATGAGAAGAGATGATGATCCTTCTGTTTTTGTAGACTCTGGAAGAGGTAGTGGTCTTAGACCAACCATAGATGATATAATTATTCCAAAAAGAAAACCTATTAATGTTGTCATTGATGATGACATGAGTCTAATACCAAGAAAAAATTTAAATGACTATGATGGAGTAACACCTTTTCAAAGAGA